ACTTCAATCTCGAAGTGCCTTTCCTTTTGAAAATAGAGAATTCATCAAGAATATCAATGCATAATGGAATATATTTTCGTTTTTCAGGAACTTCTCGAAGAATACGCCCAATCGATTGCTGAATATCTGAAATTGGACTTGCGAATATTATGGTATTTAAGGAAGGTACATTGAAACCTTCAGCCGCCAATTGATATGTTGCGAGGATTATTTGTTTTTCTGCGGATTTTGCAAGGTCATCTTGTTTCATACCTCCAACATAATATCCATAACTACCATTTGCAATATTATGTTCAATAATAAATTTCTCAAAATCTTTTAATTGATTTCTACGTTCGCTTAAAATAAGGACACGTCTTTCAGGTTCTTCTTTCAAAATATTTATTAATACTGAAATTATATATTCAGTTCTTGGAATAAATGAGCAAATATTATTAATCATTCCAGCGCCATTTTCTTTCCCATTCCACATAAGTTTAACTGTCGAATAATCAATATGTGTTTCAAAATATTTATGGACTTGAACATTAACATCGCAGAATTCCTTGTTTTTCAAAGTATATACAGATTTCCCAATATAGTATTCAAAAACACGTCGCATTCCATCTTTCCTATTTAAAGTTGCCGATAATCCAAGAATTACTGGATTATTTAAATTCTTAAATGCTTTGCAAAATACTTGGGCACCTGTATGATGAACCTCGTCAATAATTACAAACCCAATATCATCAAATATACTTGAATCATAATCTCGCATTGCAAGAGATTGAAGAGATGCAATAATGAAATCTTTGCCTTCGACATCTACTTTACTTTGCTTAATTATCCCAACCTTTGCATCAGGTGCGAATAATTTAACAGTTTCTATAAACTGTTGATTTAGGAAATCTTTGTGGCTTATGAAGATTGTCTTCTTTTTTAATTGACATGCAATATATAAACTCATAATAGTTTTGCCAAAACCGCAAGGAACCGAAATAATACCACCCATTTTTAGAGGGTCGCGTGCCGCTTTTAAGAAGTTGTCGATAGGTTCTTGTTGTGTTTCTCTAATATTACCAACAAACTCAATATTTATATCTTTGCCACTTGTTAATTTACATAATGTAGGCAAACCATACTTTTGCAACCCATAATATCTTGGAATATAAATCCGTTTTTCATTCTCACTATATAGATTAAATGAAACTTCCTCGGCATTTGAATTATTATTTTTAGATTTTGATTTAGATTTTCCAATATCAAAGTTTACTTTAGGGGTCATCGTTAAATCCTTTCTAATACTTTCAAGCTTATATTCATCTAATTCAGACTTCAAAATACCATAGCCATTTTTAGACAAGATAGAAGAATACATTAATAGTAATATTAATTATTAAATACATATATATATATGTGTCATTTTTTTATATGGATTATAGTAGTAGTACAAGATTAAAAAATAATTATGATTATTACCTCTTTGAGAGTTTTAGCATTAATTTTATTATCTGTTGTAATAATTATTAAAGAAATACCTTTTAAAAATCTTTTTAAGGATATAATAATCCAATTTTATTTAGCATTAACTTGCATGATACTCTTACTATTTATCGATAATATATTTGGATTTATATTATCAATATGTCTATTGACACTTTATTTTAGAATATATACAAGCGAACTTATTATTAAAAATAGTGTTAATGATAAATCTGATTTATCTGATGTAGTTATTAAGGATAAAACAATAGTTGGTTCAGAAACAGATGTCCATGATAAATGTATTATGAATATGAGTAATGGTCATATTCATAATGAAAAAAAAATACCGAGCGGAGTAAATAATGGCGAAGATGGTCTCGTTCCTTATATTACAGAGGAGAACCTTCTTGCCGCACAATCAAACATTTTTAATCCGAGCGAATATAATAATGAAGTGCGCGGTGTTGAAAAAGGTATATATAATGAAGATGTATATGGTTCACAAGGTTTAGATAATAAAAACATACATATTAGAGGATATGATACACAAAATACATTTTTAGGGTCTCTTTCATATGATTTAATATTATAATAAAAATTAAAAATATAGATTATTATTAAGAGATTATAAAAATGCAAGAATTTTTTGTATCAAATGAGGAGAATGATCAAATTGTACAAAAAATATTTACAATTTTAGGGTATTCAATTCTAACATTAGTAGTTTATGGAACATTAATATGGGCTTATTATCTAACCGAAAAAAATCAACATTTATTTATAGCAATATTTTCGCTGTTTGTACTCTTTTATTCTATAATTGTTATATCAATTGTAGTAATTAATAAATCCAATTATGATGCTTTATCATATTTATTATTATTCGGAATAACAATATTTGTTATATTTACATCGGTTTTTGTTTGTGTCTTCTTCATTCTTAAATTTTTAAATATCATTTCATCTGCGTCAACCGCTTTAACTGTACCAACTGTTAAAAGTAATAATTATGTTGCTAATATGGACATCGCAAATATGGATTACCGAAGAAATAGTTAGTTAAAGTAATTAAGTAGTTGAGTAGTTTGTTAAATATAATCAAAAAAGGATAGTATATATATAACTGAAAAGAATGACGCTGATTTTATATATATATCAAAATTATTCAAATTATCTTGTAAATAATCCGGTAGTTTTTCATATACATTATTAATAATACCAGAATGATATATTATTAATGATAATATAACTAATATTAAACTTCTTTTTGCAATATCAACATCTGCATATGCTGATATATTATCATATTTATTTATATAATTCCTTGAATTATAATTTGGTGGCTGATTTATCATAGGTGGTTGTTGTAATAACATTTGTTGTTGCATTTGTAGCATGTTTTGCTGTTGTTGTTGCATTTGTTGTGGCGTCATCTGTTGTGATTTATTTGGTTGCTTTGAGTTCATTAATTCTTCTTGAAATTCATTTAAAACATCTTGCACAATAGGGTCATTAATATCATTATTGTCTATATTTGTTTGTTGTGTTTTTAAAGGTAAGGTGGTTATAGGTGTTGACATTATTATTGTTTTATCTATTGATATATAATATATTCAATATAAATTATATTACGCAAATATATGTAGATTTTGTAAAAAAAAATATAATATAATTAGAACGTCGTATGAAAAGCAAATTTACAATAACTGATTTTTCTCCTCCACCACAGAAGAAAAAAAGAAAATTAACAATGAAAGAATTTGTGCAATTACAAAAAAAGAAAAGGGAAAAAGTAAAAATATTGTATCTTAAAAAAAAGAAAAGAGGATTTATGTTGAATGAACTTTCATCTCAACCAGTAATGCGAAAGAAGATTAAATATAACACATCTCCACCAAAGAATACTCATAATTCTCCACCAAGGAATACTCGTACTTCTCCACCAAAGAATACTCATAATTCTCCACCAAAGAATACTCGTACTTCTCCACCAAAGAATACACATAATTCTCCACCAAGGAATACAAGTACAGCACATCAAATGCAACCCAGACTAACAAATACTAAATTTACAATAGATGATGTCCCTTCTCCTGCTAAACAAGTCAAGCAAACGAATACTAAAGAAGATATTCATTCTCCTCCTAAACAAGTCAAGCGATCAAATACAAAATTTACAATAGATGATATTCCTTCTCCTAAACAATCGAGTAGCTCATCCTCTCATAACAAACACGAACCTATATCACCTACCCCTTGCTGTGCTTGCAAAAGGGTCTTGAAAGAAGGTGATAAGACACCTGATAATTGTGTCTGGTGTCAATTAAAATTTCACCTCCACAAGTGCACCAAGAAGAACGCAACTGAACGCAAAAGAGAAACGCGTAAACAATTGAAACCTTTGATAAAAAATATGAAACGAATAACTATATAATATTAAGTAGATGAAAATATTTTTTCAAAAAAACCAGGAACACTTATAAGATTATCTGGTGTTTTATTAATATCATAGGGTTCTAATGGTTTATCAATAGGATTGCATTTAACAGGATAGGATTTATACTTATAACATGTATTTTCCAAATTAAATATATTACCTTCTATATCTTGAATATCTGGCGCTGAATATAATACACAATTATCTTTGCATATACGTCTAAACAATAAAGCTAATGCAAGGCCAAATAAAGCACTAACTATAATTTGCCCGGTTTCGTCATAAAATAATCTGTCAATTGTTACTCTTAACCCCGTAATAGGTTCCTTTGCAATTCTCTTTTTATTCATTTATATTCTAATCTATAAAAATTTAAAAAATAAATATTATTCGATAATACAAATATTCGATAATAATACTAAATAATTATATTATAGGTTGCGTTATTGATGTTTCTGTGCATTTAACTTCTTCTGCATTATATTTATAGCATTGCTTATTATGATTTGAATATACTATTTTGTTTGCATTATAAGGCGTTGGGTATTTTATAACATTCCTTATAGGTGGTGATGAAATATATACATAAAAAATTCCTAATAAAAATGCTACAAAAAAACTAATCCAGTTTATTTTAAATGTCTTATCTTTGTCCATAATATCTCCTATTTACACAGTTCGAAAAGAAAATTATTAATTCTTCAAAATATCAATATTATGGCTTATAATTAACATCTTTGATGCATCTATTTGTTTTAGGATTTAATACTTTGCCAGGCGGACAATCTTTCTCTTTTTTATCGTCCTTCTTGTCGTCCTTCTTGTCGTCCTTCTTGTCGTCCTTCTTGTCGTCCTTCTTGTCGTCCTTCTTGTCGTCCTTCTTGTCGTCCTTCTTTGTTTTGTCATTTACACATCGTTTTGTTTTAGGATTTAGTACTTTGCCAGGAGGACAATCTTTTTCTTTTTTATCAATTGGTACGTCAACTCTTACCTTTTCTTCGAGGTTAATATGTTCATATGTATATACATCTGGGATATGATTATAATCAGTATTTTTGTAATTTAAGTATTTTTGTAGTGATGCAAGTGTTTTAGTTTCTATAAATATGTTATATAATTCTCTCTTTTTTTCTAAAAAAATAAAATAATTATAATTATTTCTATCTCTTGCAATCTTGTAATTATCTTCGTACTTTAATTTTTTTTGTAAAATTATATTATTTTCGTCTTCCTTGTTTTTGAAATAATCGTTTATTTGCTTCTTTATTTCATTCAGTTTTGAAGCATTAGCATTATTAAATGGGTCTTTTGCGCCCTTTTTATCTGTATCTTTTTCAGATATATTAATATTCAGAAAGCTTTTTTCAATATCTTTTAATATATCCATTTACTAATATTGAGGATAAAAATAAAAATATTAACGCTGATACAAGAAAATATCTTCAAACATACTCCTATAAAATATTTTCAGGCTTTCATCGGGTTTTAATTGTTCCTCGTAAGTACTGCGAGGTATATATTTAACAATAACCTTATCTTTCTTGCATACTGATTTAGTATTATAATATCCTTGAATAATTAGTATAGACCCTATAAATAGTAAAAATATTGCAATTGCTTTCATTTCTTTAATATTAAGAAATAAGAAAAAATAGTAGATTTTGATTATATGGTAATTATTCAATACCAAGTTTTTGAGAACTCCATGCATCAATTTGTTCAATACTCTTTTTAATTTCAGACATCTCAATAACTTCAGGTTCTGCCGAAATTGCTGATGCATTTGCAACGGCATCCTCTACTGCATCTGAAGCAGCTGAAGCATCTGGGACAACCGACGTATCCTGGACAGGGAGTTCACTGGATATTTGTTCGGAACCATCAGCCACTTTGGGTTCGTCAACAATTGTTATATCATTACCCGGTTCTGGTTTATTATTTGCAAAAAGCGCGTTTTTACGACCCTCGAATAGAACATCCTTGTCATTCATATTTTTCTTGTACTCTTTCATAAGGGTATTTAATTGTGTTTCGGCATATTCTTGATTTTCTAAACATTCTGGGTTAGGAGACCAAGGACACCAACAACCTACCTGTGCAATATAAATATTGAATTTACTATCAATCTTTTTAATAAACTCGCAACGGTTCTTTGCTTCTTCCATTGTATCAAATACACCTCGTACTTTAATACCGCGGATAGATGTAATAAAATTATTATCACGATGATATGATGTTTCAAGGTCATGGTTGTTTATTGATTTATAAAAAGCATATTGTTCGCTCATATCTTTTGGATTAAAGATATACGAATTATTCTCTTTAATAGAATCAATAAAATCTTTTGAATCACCATATTTTGATGAAATACCATCAAGTAGAGCATTCATATCATCACTAAACTTTGTGATGAACTTGCTGAACATATATGCCTCCTTATTAACCAAAACATCTTCGGGACTTAAAAAAGACAATAGAGCAAAGTTTTGTGATCTAATCGGTTTATCTTCATCAAGATAATCAACCTCTTTAACACTTGTTAACTCTGTTTTTTGTGCTACTGCTTCTGCTACTGCTGACATTCTAATATCTTTTCTAATAATATAATATATTATAAATCTTATATATTTTTTAATCAAATAATATAATTATATTAGCGTATTTAGAAAGACTACTATATTGCTAAAATATTTTGTATTATTATAATAGTATAATAGATATTAATAGTATAATGGAATATTCTGTTGATTTTTGGGATGTTCTAATAAGACTTCTTAAATATTCTTTTGAAGGTCTAATTGTCGCATTTGTTGCACTTATATTACCTAATAATAAATTAGATTGGAGTGAAATATTGATGCTTGCATTAACCGCTGCTTGCACATTCTCTGTTCTTGATTTACTATCACCGACAGTTTCATCAGGAGCAAGACAAGGTGTTGGTTTAGGTGCTGGTTTTAGAATGGTTGGATTTCCTAATGGATTTTAATAAATTAAATTACAAGGAAGGTATTATTTCATAATTAAGTTCACCACATATTTTTTTCCATATCTGATCTTGAACGTATAGTTTTTCTCTACTTTTTAATAATGGGAAATATTTAAGATATTCATTTAAACCTAATATTTGAAAAAATTTATACAAGACATAACTATATGATAAAAAGTTTTTCCTATCTTTCGGACAATGTTTTAAAAACGGCGCTTGAATATTTCTAAACATATTGCATAATTTATCTTCAAGTTCTTGACTAAATTGTGGTGTAGGTATGCCATTAATTCTATTAATAATATAATTTATATGCTCATAATATTTATTTATTCGGAGACGTTTAAGAATATCCCTCATTTTATTATATGTTATGGTTTTTGTATCCACAATCTTTTCTTTTTTTATTTCCGTCAAAATCTTTTCAAATATTTCATCTGGAATATCTGTACTTTCTTTACCTTGAACTTGATTACACCATTCTCTAAAATGATTAATTCTTTTGTAACTAAAATGAGAAGTATCCTTTGTATTTTGTTTTAATATAGGTCTATTTTGTTCTACAAGAAGTAATTCTTGGTACCCGCAAATATTACAAATAATTATTGCATCATGCTGTAAACACGTCATTTGATTTTTGCAATTCTTACATATCTCTATATCTTCATCTTCAACATTTCTAACATATTTTTTATTTATTATAGACATGTATTTATCAACCAGGGAACTTTTATCAATAACATTATCCTTATTATTAGTAGTATCATATGTATTGGTATTAGTATTAGAATAGGTTTCGTATGTATTAGAATTAGAAGTAATATTAGAATTAGTTTCGTATGTATTAGTATTAGTAGTATTATTAGTATTAGTATTAGTATTAGTAGTATTGGTATTTTCTATATTTAAATTATTAAGTGCATCTAATACATTTATTGTTGTTGCAGAAACGGATGAACGTTTTTTCTTCGAATCATTTTTATATATTTTTGGTTGTCTGCTTAATAATTCGCTTGAAGAAATACATACACCATTTGATATAGAGGTATGTGTATTACTTATATTTGATTGCTTTTCAACAGTATCGTAATATTGAAATAATATATAACTTGTATTTTTATAATATTCTACCTCATTATATGTTTCTAACTCTTTAATATTATTCTTAAGCTCAATAATTTTCTCTCGTATACTAATATTGCTACTCCATAGATTATTTATATACTCCTTGTCTTGCACATTTTTTAATATCTCAATATTTTCCATAATAAGGTTAGATTGTACTTCAAATTCACCCAATA